TATCCTCGGAAATCAACTTCGCAATCGCGGGCGTAATGGGCTCCCCCTCCGGACGTGGGGAGGCAGGCTCTATCTTCCCGAGCCTCCGCGCCTCATCAACAACGTCATGCGGAGCTTTGAATACAAACTCCTCAACTACCTTATTCAGGGCAGCGCGGCCGACCAGACAAAGCAAACAATCATTGATTGGGATGCGGGAGCGGACAATAGCTGCCTGTTCCTTGCCGCGCTACACGATGAAATAAACATCAGCGCTCCGGGCTACATGGCTGTGGAGGCCATGCGCTACCTCAAAACCGTAATGAACCATCCCCGCTTTGATGTCCCTATGCTCAGCGAGGGCTTTATCGGAGACAACTTTGGAGAGCTTCATGCCGTGGAGTCTTAGCCAGTATAACCTCTATCGTAAGTGTCCTGCTGCTTACGACTTCCGACACAATAAGAAAATCCCAGACCCGGCAGGGCCAGCCGCGCAGCGCGGAACTAATGTCCATGCTCAGCTAGAATACTACCTAGCCACCGGAGAGTGGAGTGGTGGTATCCGCCAATACACGAAGGACAAGGCGGAGCAGATGCGCAAGGAGAAGTATCTCCCGGAGTTGAAGCTTGCCCTTAACGATAAGTGGGAGGTCGTAGATTGGAAAGACCCAAACGCATGGGTTCGTGGGGTTATAGATGCGATCAAAATCGGGCCGACGACCTACATGGCGGAGTGGAAAACTGGCAAAGTCTACGATGATCATGTGTCGCAGCGTAGACTCTACCTCTGTATGATACTCTCCGCGTATGACGATATAGAGCATGGCGTCATAGAGACCATATACGCAGATCAAGATCATGCGCAGAGCACGGAGCTTGCACGTGAGAAGTTAGTCCATGAGCAGCAATACTGGCTAGAGAATGTGAGCCCTATGCTCCGTGATACCTTCTTCAGTCCGCGCACTGGGGGTCATTGTAATTGGTGCGCTTACTCCAAGCGGAAGGGCGGGCCATGTCTAGTATCCTAGAGAAGAAAACTGAGCAAGACGTCATTGACTGGTGGGTGAAGCACGGAGGAATGCACTGCAAGCTCAACCTCCTAGGGCGCAGAGGCTGGCCTGACCGCCTCTTCCTACCCTACGGTGGAAAGCCAGTTTTTATAGAGTTCAAACGGGTAAACGAGCAATCAAGGAAACTACAGGATCATATACATGGACAACTTCGTAAACGAGGCTATGAAGTCCACGTTTGCGATTCCTTCGGAGTCGCAACGTCCATTCTGGCCCGCACGTAGCTACCAGAAGGATGCAGTCAAGCTGCTGATTTCTTTAGGGTGCGGTGGTCTTCTACTAGACCCCGGTCTGGGGAAGACCGCCATAGCTCTATTCGCCTTCCTTATCCTTAAGAATAAGGGAATCAATAAACGCCTGCTGGTGATCACGCCCCTCAGGGCTATGGCTGCGACTTGGCCTTCGGAGCTCAAGAAGTGGAAGGAGTTCGAAGGGCTGCGCTTCGCCATTATTCACGGCCCAGAGAAAGAAGCCATGCTGGATGTAGACGCAGATATCTTCCTTATCAACCCAGACGCTGTGCCGTGGCTGCATGAGCAAGGACGGTGGAAGCGTATCAAGGCGGACATCCTGTGCGTGGACGAGAGCACAAAGTTCAAGAACTCCAGCACTAAGCGATTCAAGGCTCTTAGATTCATGCTCCCCACCTTCATGCGCAGGTGGATCCTCACGGGCACCCCCACGCCTAATGGCCTGCTTGACCTCTTTGGACAGATATACATCTTAGATCTGGGAAATGCGCTAGGACGCTTCATCACGCATTACCGCCAGACTTACTTCTACCCTACTGGATATGGCGGCTACGAGTGGAGGCCAAAGCTAGACTCTGCCGAGCGCATCGCTGCTGCCATCAACCCGATAGTCCTCCGCCTCAAGGCTGAGGATTGGATCGACATGCCGGAGCTCATTTATCCCGACATTCAAGTGGAACTTCCGCCCGCTGCTCGCAAGATATACCGCGAAGTAGAGCTGGCCTTTATTACTCAAATCCAAGATGAAACTATCGTGGCAGCTAATGCCGCTGTCGCCGGAGGAAAGTGCCGCCAGATTGCAAATGGCGCTATCTATAGCGAGATTTCTGGAGCAGGAACTGGAAGGAGAGAGCACCATGATATCCATGACGCCAAGCTCGACGCTCTTAACGACCTACTCGAAGAATTGCAAGGACAGCCTCTGCTTATCTTATACGAATTTAACCACGACCGAGACCGAATCCAGAAAGCCATTCCCGGGATGCCAGATCTAGGAAGCGTATCCCTGAAAAAGAGCGTGGAGCTAATAGACGCGTTCAACAAGGGGCTACTCCCGGGGCTGCTCGGACATCCTGCCGGAATGGGTCACGGCCTCAATATGCAGGACATCTGCTTCCGCGTCGCTTTCTTTGGGCTCACATGGAACTTTGAGCATTACGATCAAGCTATGCGCCGCGTCTGGCGGCAAGGGCAGAAATCAAGCCATGTCATGATCTATCGCTTTGTGGCTAAGGACACGCTTGACGAAGTAGTAATCCAGACTCTAAGCTCTAAAGATAAGACCCAAAGTGGGTTCGTAGACCGACTGCGCACGTTCAAGCGAAACTAGTTGCAGAGGCTACGGCTCTATGCTATACTCATTTTGCAGTGTGGAATTTTGATCTTTCAACCTCTAAAGGAGAACTTTGTGAGCGACACACAAGAAGTGAAGGCAAAGGGCAAGAAGTCGAAACACGCGGCTGAGGGAAATGGGGCGGAAGCGGCAAAGGACAAGGCGCCGCGCGATCGCACTAGCAAGAACTTCAACAAGGAAGCCACCATCACGTTGCTGGTGGAAAAGAACCCGAAGCGCGAAAACAGCAAGTCGCATGCTCGCTTTGAGGCCTACCGCAGTTCGGCCACCGTGGGCGACTTCATTACTCTCGGCGGCACCTACGGCGATCTGTCGTGGGATTCGGCGCGGGGCTTCATCTCCATCTCGGGCTACACCCCGAAGATGGTGGAGAAGAAGGCCAAAGCCGAAAAAGCCGTCAAGGGCCAGACCGAAGGCGAAGCGGCTGCGGCGTAGTCCAGAAGTAAGTTCTCAAATCGGCCACCTAAGGGTGGCCGATTTCACCTTTGGAGTTACTCATGCTCATTGCTATCCCCAGCAAAGCTCGGTCTACCCGGCAAGTCACGCTTTCTAACCTCCCGAAGTCCATTCGGGACAATGTTCATCTCGTAGTGGATGCCAAAGAAGGGCACAGCTACGACCTTTGCGATCAACCTACCATCCTTTGCGCCCCCGGCATCGGTCATGCTCGGCAAGCTGCTGTGGACTACTGCGTAAAGATGGGGGAAAACAAGCTCTTCATGCTTGACGATGATCTCACCTTCGCGCTTCGCAGAACTGATAAGCCAGAGTTGTTCACGACACCTACAGATTTTGATATTGTGAACTGCTTTGAGGAAGTCCAGAACTTACTCGACGACTCTCACCACGTCGCCATCGCGCCACGCGAGGGTGGAAATCGCCGAACCGATAACTTCGTCTACAACAATCGGGCTCTACGAGCCCTAGCATACCGCGTTGACACGCTCCAGAAGGAAGGCATAAGGTTCGACGACGCAGAGTTAATGGAGGACTTTACTGTCCAGCTCCGCCTCTTGCTTAAGGGATACCCCCACTGCTCCATCAACTGGATGGTGCAGAATCAAGGAGGCTCGAACACTACGGGCGGTTGCTCCACCTACCGCACTATGGAGTCGCAAGCGAAAGCTGCTCGCGCTTTGAAGGAACGCTTTCCGGACTTCGTAACTCTTACGCAGAAAAAGACCAAGACTGCATGGGGTGGACAAGAGCGCACTGACGTCATTATTCAATGGAAGAAAGCCTACGAATGGGGGAGAGCACATGCAGGAAAGAGTTGAGCTTCTAGCGCACTGGATTCGCGAGCGTAGAGCCATACGCCTGCGACGTCTAAATGGAGACGTTCCACCGTGGACTGCTGACCCTATACTACGCGACTACCGCTTCTGCAACGTGGAGCGGGAGCACGATGCAGTAACGATGTGGATATCCGAGAACTGGCGCGAACCTCTACACGCGCACCCAAACCTCACAGCAGCGATGGTGATGGCCCGCCTGCTGAATAATCCCACAACCCTCGCCGCCATTGGAACTCCGTTTGCGTGGGACGATGATAGGATACGCACCTTAATCAAGTGGCGTAGAGCGGACGGCAAGAAAATTCTCAACCCTGCCTACCTTGTCACGACTTGCGGCGTATCTATGGATAAGGTAGACTATATCGTGGATATAGCCTCCATGGTTCAGCACTCAAAGATCGCACCCCTAGAGGGAGAGCAGCTTAGCTCCTTCCATCTTCGCCTTATGGGATTCAAAGGTCTGGGCAACTTCCTCGCCGGTCAGGTAATCGCAGACCTTAAAAATACCACAGATAACCCCCTCCAAAAGGCCGCTGACTACTGGAGTTGGGCGGCTGTTGGCCCCGGTAGCATAAAGGGGCTGCGAGCGGTCCTAGGCCGTCCTGACGTGTCTGAGAGGCACTTTTTACCCCTTGCTACAAAGCTGTATGCGGACACACAGGAAATTTACGGAGAACCTCTCAATCTTCACATGCAGGACTTCCAGAACTGCCTGTGTGAGTTCTCTAAATACTGGCGAGCGCACTGCGGAGAGGGAGTTCCGAAGCAGAGATACTATGCCAGTCGGTAAAATCGTCAAGCGATTCAAGTATCCGGATGGCAGACTCACTGCCATGATCTGCATTGACGAATGTTGGAAGGTCGAGGTATTCTCCAGTGATGAAGCTGTGGAGGAGTTCGCCAAACAGAATGACCTAACTGTAGAGGAGATGAGGCGAGATGAAGATTCAGGGGCGTAACGTCAACACTACCTTCACTGAGGCCCTATGGGCTATGAAGGTGGAGAATAAAATAGAAGGGTCAAGGGCGGGCAGAGTCCGGACTGCGCAGGAGCCGGTCCTCATAACTCATGACAAGCCGAGAGAGCGAGTTCTCTTTTGTGAAGAGAGGATGGAGAACCCGATATTCCACTTCATGGAGTGCTTGTGGATGATGGCAGGGCGGCAAGACTCTAAGTGGCTGGAGCAATTCAACCCGCGCATGGCAGAGTTTGCGGAGAAAGATGGAATACTGCATGGAGCCTACGGTTGGAGATGGCGGCACCACTTCGGTATAGATCAGATAAAGGAAGTGGTGAGGATGCTTCTTGCCGATCGCACAACGCGCCGTGCAGTCATACAAATGTGGAATCCGCTTGACGACCTCAACATAGAGAAGAAAGACCTACCCTGCAATACGCACATCTACTTCCGCTCCCATGGTAAGAAGTTGGACATGACCGTGTGCAACAGGTCGAACGACCTAGTATGGGGAGCTCTTGGGTCTAACGTGGTGCATTTCTCCTTCCTCCACGAACTCATAGCCCACGCCTCGGGAATGTTCACAGGAGCCATGCATCAGTTCACGAACAACCTACATATCTACGAGCGCCACTGGCACTTCTTGGATATCCCACCTGCTTGGGAGCAGTATGAAGATCTGGGTGTGCAGCCCTATCCAATCGTCAAAGGGTCACTCTCTAGCTGGCTCAGAGAGTGTGGGGAGTTCGTAGATGGTAAGGCCGCTGGCTTCGCTGAGCCGTTCTTCAGCGAAGTAGCCATACCGATGTTTAGTGGGGAGCTTCACAAGATCAAGGCCACAGATTGGAGGTTAGCATGTGAGAGGTATAAAGAGCGTAAAAAGCTGGCACCTACCCCCTAGGCACTACCCCGGTGACGCGTCACAGCGCGTCCTGACCAACTCTTAAAGGTGATTTATGGCTCAAAAAGCTAACAAGCGGCAAATAGGCGGGAATCACTACCAAAAACCCATCCAGCACTGGGATTTCGTGATTCAAAACAACATGCCCTACATGGAGGCCCAGATCTTCAAATACCTCGTTCGCTGGCGCGAAAAGGGCGGGGTAAAGGATCTGCAAAAGGCACAGCACTTCCTGGAGAAGCTCATTGAAGTCAATAAGAGTTTTACACCTCCGGCCTAGTTGTGGTAAGCTACACCATGCCTGCACAGGCTCGTAAGATGGCTACGCTGTCCTAGACTCGCCGAGGGGCGGGGTGCCATCTCCCCTCACTAACTTGGAGTTACGAAATGAAGCCCATGCTCGCAGCCACAGTGGTAGACGTAGAAGCCCTGCGCTTTCCCCTACTCGCCAGCCCTAAGCTGGACGGCGTCCGTGCTCTTGTGATTAACGGCGTTGTGATGTCTCGCAGTATGAAGCCCATACCGAACAACTACGTGCAGACTTGCTATCGGAAGCTTGAGGGCTTCGATGGTGAACTCATAGTGGGTTCCCCAACTGCCAAGGACGTTTACCGCCAGACTGTTTCGGGCGTAATGTCGGAGGGTGGGGTCCCCAGTGTAAGTTTCAAAGTGTTTGACCAACAAGTCCCTGATCTTTGCTTTGACACACGACTGCATTGCGTCGATCCGCACTTCAGATGGCCGCATCAACTGGTTGAGTCCCCCACTAAACTCGCAGCCTACGAAGGTTTAGTCTTGCAGCGGGGATATGAAGGCGTAATACTGCGCGATCCTAGCGCTCCATACAAGCAAGGGCGCTCCACTTTGCGTGAACAAGGGATGCTCAAGTTGAAGCGTTTCATGGATGATGAAGCTGTGGTGGTCGGCTTTGAAGAGCTCATGCACAACGCGAACCCCGCCATCATCAACGAGCTAGGTCACACCGCGCACTCCAGCCACAAGGCGAACATGGTCGGACGTGGCACACTTGGCGCTCTAGTGGTGGCGTGGCAAGGCAAGGAGTTCCGCATTGGCACTGGCTTCACGGATGCTGAGCGCCAAGATATTTGGAATAACTTCACGAAGTATAAGCTCCTAAAAATCGTGAAGTTCAAATACCTCGCTGTGGGCATGAAGGACTTGCCCCGGCATCCCGTATTTCT